CGGCTGCCTTGAGGACCGTCCCCGTCGTCAGGTTATAGATAATGTTCCGATTGTAGGTCCCGGAAGTGCCACCGGTCCCGCTGGCGGTCGTGAAGCCATACTGTTCGGCGATGAGATCGAACCAACTCGTCCCGCCGTCGCTGGAGCCCTGGAGATAGACGGCGGTCAGCGAACCGGACACAGCTGTCACATCAACGGCGCACCAGAGATTCTTGATTCCAGAGACGGCAATGGCACCGCCCTGCGCGCTTGCCGTCTGCGCCGCCGATGCCAAGATGCTGAATCGCGTCTTGCTCATCCATTGCCTCCCACGACCTTGAAGTCGCGCGGCATGCTCGCCTCTTCCGGGGCCCTGACTTCGCCCTGGAAGTGGATGTCCGGAAGGTCCGTCTTGATCTTCGCTGGGTCCATCTTCTTGACCTGGTCGATGATGTTGCGCATCGAGGCCAGCCCATACTTCGTGACCTCAGAGAGATCGATCCGCTTCATGTGCCCGAATTGGACCGATGGCATATAGAGGACCTTCGTCCCCAGCGCATCCTTCGCCCTCTTGCAGAAGTCCAGATCCTCACCACGAAGCCCGGCCCCGTAGGGATCGCGCACCGTGCGGAACCAGGGCTCGGGCATGTTTTCCAGGAGTTCCCGCTTGTAGACCATGCAGGCCGCGCCGGCAGCATCGCAGTAGAACGCGCGATTGTCCGGATAAGGAATCTTGCTGATGAAGTCCTCATGCCCGGGCCGGAAATCGAAGGCGTTGATCTTCATCTTCGGCGGGACATAATGCCCCTCCCGATCGACCATGCCGCTATTCCAGATATAGGTCATCCCGGAGACCATGTCTTCGTCGTGGTCGAGCAGATCAAAGGCGTTGACCGGAGGAATCATATCGGCATCGATGAACCACAGCTTCTTATAGAACGGATCCTTCAGGAACTCGCGGACGCATTCGTTCCGGGCATACTCCACAGGCGACAGATCGGTCGGCGCGTAGATCTTAAAGAAGTGCGGGTTCTCGCCGTCAATCGTCCGATAGGCCAGACAGTTGATCCATGTCGAGAGCGGCGTATTGATCGTCCCGCCCATGTTCGGAACAGCCACGAAGATGCCAGTCTTCTTGCTCAGGAACTCGCGCGAAATCTCGTCCAACTCGCCGCTGGTCTGCATTTCCTGCGGAGCGTTCACATTCTTTTCGTCCACGATTCCTCCCCCGGTTAATTGACTTGGGTCGTTGACAGAATGCAGGTGATCCCGAACGTCTGCGATGGGCTGGTCCCATTGATGTTCCATGCAGCCCGCACGAGCGGCGGCGGGGCGTTCACGGCGGCCACGAAGATGGTCGTCGCTGTGAATGGCCCAGCCTCGGCGATGATGGACATGGCATTGCTCGTGAAGATGACGTTCGTCTCGTTCAGTCCCAGGGCCGCCGTGCAGACCTTGCCGATGTTCGTCAGCGGTAGGGCATACCAATTCGTCCCGCCGTCATAACTCCCCTGCATCCAAAGGCGGAACAAGCTGCCGGTGCCAGTCGAACAGACTACGACGGCCTGGAGCGATGCATAGCCTCCGGCATCCAGATTGGCGCTGTTACCGGCGGTCGTGAAGGCTGTGCTGGATACAAGCGCCGAGACGAACTGCCCGATCCCGCATCCTTCGAGTCCCCTGACAGTCATGCGGCCCCCTTATTCAACATCCCGCGCACCATCTTGTCTTGCTGCGGGATTGCGGCTTTCATGATTGCCGGCGGGTCCCAGATGGGATCGAAGGTCTCACGCGCAACCCAGGACGCCATCCGGCTGTAAAGCAGGCGTCGTCCGTTGACGTGGAACACGGAGATCACATCGCCCGGCTTGCAATAGCGAACGACTCCGTCAGAGCAGGCGATCGTCAGATTCCGGATGACGTTGATTTTCATTTCTCCTCCGAGAAGAGCCCGACCGTCAATTTCACGGTCGGGCTCCCCCATAAATGCCTTAGATCATCTTTCCTGCGCGGGCAAACGTAAAATAACCCCCGACAGGAACTTGGATCGCTGTTCTTTTGTAGACGCGCATCCGGGTCTGAACTTTGTCGAAGAGTCCATAAGGGTCTATGTCAAAAGACATTCCGGTCAAGTCGCCAAAAATAATCTTACTTGGCGGACCGTAGTAAACGTTACTCGAAGACGATCCATTGCTGCCCTGCGTCCACTGAGTCGAGAGGCTCGACACGAGATAGACCGGGTATCCGCCGATGAAACTCGGGATCGCGCCCGGTACATTGGCGAAGCTGAAGATCGGCTGGCCGCTGGTGTCAACGGAGCCGACGACGCCGCGGAACACCTGCGGGAGCATGAAGAACCCGGCGCCACGGCGAGTCGCGGTCTGCTGGCCGGTGTAGACGAGTTGGATCAGCTCCTGATAGGTCGGATAGTTCCCGCCGGTCACCGTGGTCGAGCCGATGGTGAACGAGTTGACGCCGGCCGCAAGGGCCACACCGGAGAAGTTCGTGGTCGTCGGATAGCCACCCTCAAGAGCGTGAATGTCTTCGAGGATGCCGATCCGCTCGGCAACGGCCGTCAGGATGTAGTCGTTCAGCCCGACGATGTTATCCTGAATCAGCTGATTTGAGACGGTCGCCAGTCCGACAAATCCCTTGGCTGCGAGCGGCTTCGAGGCGAAGTTGGTCGCCGGAACGGAATCCGTGATGACTGTTCCATCCGTGACCATGATGTAGGCAATGACGTTGCTGTTCTCCACCGGAATCTGATGGCTCAGGCTGGTCATGACAATCTTCGTCGCCAGCGGACGGATGATCGTGTTGTCGGCGATGAGGCGCATGATCTCGGCCTCAACGGGGGTGGCGATGATGCTGCCGCCTCCGGCCGCGGCCTCACCAAGGGCCGCCTTGTTGATCTCGTGCTTCTGCGCCGGGTCATAACCCCAGCCCTTCTCAATGTCCTCCGCGAGTTTGATCCATTCCTGGGCGCTCTTGCCGGTCTGTCCACGGAGCGACTCGGCAGCCTTGAAGTTGAAGAACCACCACAGGCCCTTGGCGGCCTTGTCAACCGGGTCCTTGTATCCGCTCCGCTCGGCGATCTCGATCTGCTTGCGGTACTCCGACGGGATGGCGGCGACAAGATTGTCCTTGCCGGGGCCGTGCGTCCTGGCCGTGTTGACCTTGGCCTCAACGTCGGTAAGCCATTCCTTCGTCTGCTTCAGCTCGGAACCGATGCCCTCGACGCCGGCAAGCCGGCGCTTGAGAACCTCGAATTCTGCATCGATGGCCTTCTTCGCCTCTTCCTGCTGCGCCTCCAGGCCCTTGAATCCCTTGTCGATCTGCTCGGCAACATCATTTACGTCGGGCATCGAGAATCCCCTTTATGAACTTGTTAGCGAGCGTCTTCGCCTGGACGGCGTCCCGCTCGTGCTGCGTTCGCTGCGCGTTGGCCGCAAAGGTCTCCGCGATGCCCTTATCCGCCATTGGCGAGGGGCCGGCGATGATGACGGCCATCTGATGACTGATGATCCCGCGTTGCGCGAGTTTGATCGCCTTACTCACCGCCTCCGGGTTGGCCGGCACGGCGACAAGGCTATATTCCAGAAGTTCCGACTTGTTGAAGATGTAACCGGCGAAATTCCCCTTGTCATCCTTGCGCATCTCCGGGTCTTCGAGCGGGTTGAATCCCACCGACCAGGAGCGCATGTCTCCATCGCGCGCCAGCTTGGCAAGGTCGCGCGACATCTGCGTCTTCTCATGGAAGCGGGTGACGCTCCAGAGCCCCTTGCGCTGCACTTCCATCTCGACAGCTTTGCCGATCGGCGGCTGGCTATAGTCATGCGAGAAGAGAACCGGGGCGCCGGTACGCTTGAAATTGTCGATGTTCCAGCCCTTCGCCTTGATGACATCTCCGACCCGATCGATCGCTTCGGTCGAGACATAGGCCTCGATGTCACCGTTCTTGAGAGCCTTCATCTCGGAGACGTAGGACTTCCGCATCAGGCGAACACTGGATTGGATGTCCTCGATTCCCTTGACAACCAGCGCCGCAGAATCGGGATTGGTTTCCGGTTCTTTGCTCACACCCTGGTCGGCGGCTCCATCAACAGTGTCGGGAAGTGGACCATCCCCCGGCACGGCCTCCATGATGATCTGACAGAGCGCCGTAGCCACCGGCTCTTTTAGGCCGACCTTCATCATGTGTTGCACGCAGTTCTGAAGATCCATGTATTCTCCTAAGCCACCGGAACGCTGACGCAGCGGCAGTTGACGATTTCCTCCGGCGGGCCGGCCGGGTCGAGCGGATAGAGCAGCCCGTTGCTGAACTTGTCGCCCAGGATGATCTGCTCCCCGTCAACCTCCTCATGCGAATCGCGCACGCGATCGTCACGCGCCGACAGCCATTCGATGCGCTCGACGCCGGCCTCCTTCATCGTGGCATAGCGTCCGCCATTGAAGCTCTCGGCGACCTCGGTACGAGCGATGCGATAAGCGCGGAATCTCTGGGCATCGAAAACCTCCGACACTCGCGCCGCGATCTTATCGACCGACTCCCCGAGCCTGATCCCTTCCTCGAGTTGGAAGCGCAAGGCATCCGAGAGTGGGCCATCAACCAAGTCTGCGATCTCGAACATCTTTTCGTGTAGGAACTTCGTGACCCCGGGGGAAAGGAAACTGAAATCGATCTGGAGGTTCAACTCGCGGATGACGGTCTCGGCGCCCTTCTCGATCGCGGACTTGTAGAGCGGCTCAGTCTTCTTCTCGATGTCCTTGGCGGCCTTGTCCTCATCGAACATGGCGGCCTCGACATTGACATCACCGGCCAACTTCAGCCCCTTGCGGGCGCGCAAGTGCATGAGCGTTTCATTCTTCAGCGCGAAAAAATGAGACCGCACCGCCCGCGCATAAGCCTCTTCTTCATCGCGCACTTTCGAGATGAGCGTGCGCCAAGAGATCTTCCGCACCAATTCGCGGCTGGTTTGCATCGCCTTGCCGGCTCCGGGAGCAGTCTGGGTCGGTTGGTCGCCGGGCTTGTTTTGCTGCCCGGCATCCTGCGCGGGCTGGCCGGTGACCTGTTCGCGCGCCGGGATAGCCTCGGCTTGATCATCCGCATTGACCATGCTGAACGGCACCCATGGGGTTTTCGCCGACAGGCCAGTCACATTGAAGCCGAGCTGGAGGCGTCGGTCGATCTCGGTGAATGGAACCGCCATGTTCCAGTAATCGCGGGCGCGGCGGGCGAGGGCTTCCTGGTCCTCAGTCAACTCCTTGATCATCTCGGTTTGGAAGTAGGGCTCCTCCGGGATGCCGAACTGCTCGCACAGGCGCTTCTCTATGCGGCGTTCGAGGTAATGGACCAGCGGGAGGTGGTTGTACCAGAACCGCTTGCTCTGATGGATCGACTCGTTATAGTTGGCATCCTTCTGAATGCCGGCCACTGAGGGAGGAACCTTGAACACCATCAGAATGAATGCCGACGCCGAGTCAAGCCAGATCGGGAAGTCCATGTCCTTATGGCTCATCCCGAGTTCCTTGAAGTCGACGTTCGTGTTCAGTGCGCCGATGCGGCCATGCTTGGCAGCCCCCATCTGGCGCGCCTCCAGCTCATCGCGCAGCCGAACCATGGCCTCCGGCTGGATGATCGATCCTTCCTTCGGAGTCAGAAGGCCATAGGGCACGGCATTGTTATCGAAGAAGGCGTCCTGATAGAGCAGCGCCTTGTAGCCGCCGGTTGCCGCGAGTTTCGCAGCACCCAAGGGGGGCAGGCCGCGTACCGTGTCATAGGGATTGAAAAACTTGAACTGGACGACCTGCTCAAGGGAGGCGCGGAATACATCTCCCTGCATCCCGTCCTGAAATTCCCAGGCCATGAGAGCGCCGCCCTTCATCACGGCCTTGACCTGGAGCGGATTCCACAGCGTCAGGCTGGTCGGGAACTGCGGCCCCTTCGGCTCGCGGCGGGCAAATCCATCCATGAACCAGAACGCCTCTCCATACAACTGCATGAAGGTAACAGTTCCCTGAATGAGTTGCGGACCGTCCATGTCGGGTCCGGGGTTCTCAAGGAGATCGCCGACAATCGAGTCAGAAACCCGAACTTCGGCGTCCTCGTTTTCCGTGGGCGAATCGGTGAACATCTCCAGCGGCAAGGCCGAAATAGCGGTTGCTATGGCCGAGACGGCGGCATGGACGGTCGGATGCTGCGCATAGGGTTGCACGAGGGCATTCGCGCCGAAGAAGCGGTCCATCCCGGTCGTGAAGATGGAATTCCAGGCAGCTTGACTGCCAGAGGTCTTCTCGACCCTTGGGGCCGTCATCGCGTGAAGCGCGGCGCGGAGCCGCTCGCCTAGAGCCATGTCACCTCCGGCACCACGGCGCGCTTCAGGCCGTTATTCGCAATGGCGTTCGCCATCACCATGTCATCGAAGCCACCGTGCGGAGAGCCGAACTTCACCGTCCCGATATGCGTGGTCCGCATCTGATAGGCGATGTGCTCCTGCTTCTGATATTCGTCAGCGAGCAGGGTCACGGTGCCATGAGCAATGTCGGAGCGGTACTCATAGAGACACTCCGGCTTGCTCTTGCCGGTTGTCTCGAAGGGATAGACCGCGCGACCGCGGATCATCAGGCTGCGCGCGATCGGACCTCCAGGGCCGTTGACTTCGATCACGATCGCGGCGTTGTTATAGAGCAGCGCGACCCGATTGGTTTCCTCTTCCTGCTGCTCGGGCGGCGTTCCCTTGTGCCGCGAGTAGTAGACCTGACGGCGGGCCTCGACATCCCAGACCGTCGCGACGAAGAAGTCAGAGCGGATACAGGGATCAACGCCGAGGAGATATTGGCGTCCCGGTTTCGGCTCTTCGACCGTCCCCGTCGAAACCGTGTCAAGGTTGTGGAAGAAGGAACCGGCCCCGTGGATCGTCTCGCCGAGATAGTAACGGCGGTACTCAGTCGAATCCTCACCCAGCTCGCGCTTCGCCTGGTCAAGATCCGATTCCGTCGCCGTGGGACGATCTAGGAACTTCCAGCGATGGAAGGACCACTCAGGCATGGACGGGTCAAGACCCCATCGCTCAGCGCGGTCCATAAACTGACCGGCATCGCCCGGATTCCCAATGATCTTCAGCGGGGCGCGGGTGGCTGAAATCGTCGTCTTGATGTTCGGCCACGCCTTGTCGTATTCCCTGAGACCAGCCTCATCGAGGACGCCACCGTTCACGCCGGCGCCCATCAGGTGCTCCGGCTCCTGCGCGCTCTTGAGGGCGATACAGGAACCGTTCTCGATGTAGAACTTCCAGGGCCGCTCCTGCTTCTTGATGATCGCGGCCGAGAGGAGGTGGAGGACCGTCTTGTATCCGATGAGGCCGACGTCGTTCGTGGGTCCGACCCACCAAAAGAGACCGCCCGGTTTCTGCATCGCTTGACGCGCAAGCCACCAGGAGCTCGCCGTCGTCTTGCCGCACTTCGTGGCGCTCTTGCAGACGGTGAACTGAACCGGATCGTCCACGAAGGCTTTTTGATGCGGCCAGAGGGCGGGGAGTTGGATCTCCATTACGACTTCGCCCCCTCCTCGGGCCAACTGGCGATGACCTTCTCTGCCTTCCGCTTCTGCTCAGAGCCCCGCTTGCCGAGATCGAAGACGGCCTTGAGGATGTCGGTCATCATCCGCGCCGATTCCTTGCGCTCGCCCTCATCCTGACTCTTGAGCTGTTGCGCGAGGTATGGAGCCAGATCCTGAATGGCGATATTCCCAAAAACCTCAAGAGCCGATTTCAGGACCTTGGCGGTCCCGTCCACTGCCGCAGCGGCCTCTTCGATCGATCTACGCGCGATCTTCTCCGCGCTCTGAGCCTTCACAAGGCGCAGTTTCAGCTTGTCGTGATAAGCCTTGTGACGGCGGCGCATCAAACGCATGCGCTCAGAGTTCACATGGCGGAAGAGCATCTTATTGGCGGCGGTTCGCGGCAGGCACTTGATCTCGGCCAGCCGCACCGTAAGCGCCGAGATTTGCTCCGGCGTGCCGATCGTTTCGCCTTCTGGGACGGGATGCGTTCTGGCAACGCGGCCGCTCGGCTCACGCGGCACCGGCCTGCCTTCATAGACCTTCGGCGCGGGAGTCTGCGGCTGCGGCTCTTCAGGCGGTGCGGGGGGGCTGTCGGGAGGCTCTTCCACTCGTAACCCACCGGCGAGCGATACCTTTTGTAACGCTCACAGACAGGCTTATACGCCTTTTTACAACCGTGTCAAGTTTTCCACGCGCCAATTTGGCGCTGCGAGTCTGATATAGCGTGACAGACGGACAATCCTCCGGTTCTACCCCCCCAGGAAGTTGTCATCCGCTGGGGGTTGCAATCTGACGGAAAACTTCTTGACACGTCCGCTTGTATATCTTATCGTGCGCTAGTATGAATGCAGCGAAGAAGAATCGCGCCGCTCAGGCGCTCGGCAGGAAGCGGTGGAAAGACGTGCCGAAGGAAGAGCGGTCGCGCCTGATGCGCGATGCCGTTAATGCTCGATGGAGGAAGAGGAAGCCTCGGGAGGAAGTATGAAAAGGAAGTCCACTTGATTGCCTATCGAGAGGGCTATTTCGGGTGGTTAGGGAACGAACTTTTTCAATACAGCGCAACGCGCGCCCTAAGTCTCAAGCTCGGAGTAAAGACGATCTTCCCGAGGAACAATCCCGACCTCCATCGAATCTTCAACCTCGACGCGCTCGACAAACCGAGTGAATGGCCGATCGGTCCCATCAGGGTTTTCGAAGAGCCGCACTTCCATTTCGCTCCAGGGTTCTGGGATCTTCCCGACTGGACGATTCTCTCCGGCTACTTCCAGAGCGAAAAGTATTTCGCGCCCTATGCCGAGCAGATCAAGCAGGAGTTCACCTTCCGCGATCCGGTCGGCTGGCCGCGCTTCAAGGACTGGGTCTCCGTCCATGTCAGGCGCGGAGACTATCTGACCTTCCCGCATCATCACCCGCCTTGCTCGGTGGAGTATTACCGGCAAGCAATGGCGCAGTTCCCTGGCGCGCACTTCATCATCTTCTCTGATGACATCGAGTGGTGCAAGGCGAATCTCGCTGGAAAGGATGTGGAGTTCTCGGAAGGCTTCAGTCCGGATCGAGATCTTCAGCGGATGATTCTCTGCGACCATCACATCATCGCCAACAGCTCATATTCCTGGTGGGGGGCCTACTTGGGACAGAACCACAACAAGCGAGTGATCTTCCCGCGTACATGGTTCGGTCCTGCCAAAGCCGGCTGGGACACAAAGGATCTCTGCCCTGAATCCTGGCAGGCTCTATGATCGGCCACCCCGACTTCCTACAGGCCGCGCAGAAACTCCGCGATGCCTATCCTATCCAGTCGAGCAAATATCGCCTGCCGCTGGTGAACCCCGAGGCCCTAGGCGTCGAGGAAATCGCCGCAGCACTGGAGGCGCTCATCTGCGGTCCTGTGACGCAGGGATGGCGCGTCAGGGCCTTCGAGGAAGCCTTCGCCAAGGCGCACGGCTCTGCGGATGCCGTCTTCTGCAACAGCGGCAGCTCGGCGAATCTACTGGCGATGATCGCCATGGATTTGTTTCCAGGTGAGGAGGTGCTGGTCCCGGCGGTGGGATGGCCCACGACTATTTGGCCCATTGCCCAGCTCGGATGCATTCCCGTGCTCGCCGATCTCAACCCTGAAATACTAGAACCGAACATTGGCGCGGATGTTCGCATTGCGCGAATCGCTGTTCATCTCATGGGGCAGCCATGCTTTTATGGCGGATTTAGGGTTATCGAAGACTGCTGCGAGGCGCTCGACGCCGTTCTGGATGGAGGTTCAGTTCTGGGCGGCTCGAAAGTTGGGACCATGGGCCGTTTCGGCACTTTCAGCTTCTACATCTCGCATCACATCACGACCATCGAAGGCGGCATGGTCCTCTGCCGAGATACTGAAGATGCCTCACGCCTGCGTTCTATCCGGTCACATGGCCTGAGCCGGGACCTGTTGCCTGAGATGCGCGGCATCCTGGAGGCGGCGAATCCATCCATCGATCCGCGCTTCCTGTTCGGCGAGGTCGGCTACAACCTGCGCGGGGATGATGTACGAGCCGCGATCGGGCTTGTCCAGTTTGCCAAGCGCGAGCCCTGGATCCATGCCCGTCGTTCCGTCGCGCGGATCTGGACCGCGGCGCTGAATCAGGATCACTTCCAGCCCATCAAGTGGCAGCCCGGGGCCGTCCCATTCGCCTTCCCGCTGGTGTGCCGTGGTGACTTCAAGGCGAAGCTCCTGACACACCTCGAAGCGCACGGCATAGAGAACCGCCCGCTAGTCGCCGGGAACATGGCGCGACAGCCCGCCTTGCAGAAGATCAAGCATCGCATCGCCGGACCGCTGACGGGAGCGAATTTCCTGCACGACCATGCCTGCTATGTCGGCATCCATCCGCAGATGACGTCGGAGCAGATCGATCTGCTTCCGGAAGTCTTGCGCGAGTTCAGGCCATGATGACCTGCAATTTATTTGACTCGGCGTTCAGCCACAATCTAGGCGGCGCTGGCTCCAGCGTTCATGGCAAGACGGCTCGCCGGGTTCAGTATGTCCGCAACCGCCTCCGCTGGGATGGCGTGACACTCATCACGGACGATCTCCTCTGCAACAGCAATGTCCTCTCCGTCCTCGAAAGCAAGGTGACGATCGGATGGCTGCTCGAATGCCGCGAGTATCGGCCCAAGAATTACCTCATCGCCGAAAGTCTACTGCCGGAGCTGGACATGCTCTTGACGCACGATGCAGGGCTTCTGGAAAAGTATCCCGAGAAGACGCGGTTCGTTCCCTTCGGCGGATCCTGGGTCACGTCGATTGGCATGCGCCCAAAGTCCCGACATGCCTCCATGATCTACTCGGGAAAGACCTTCATGCCTGGACATCGGCTCAGGCAGCAAATCGCGCGCCTGCCGGGTATCGACCTGTTCGGTCACGGAAGCCCGCACCCCGTCGATCGCAAGGAGGAGGGGCTCGATGAATATCGCTTCTCCATCGCCATCGAGAATAGCCGCGCCGACAACTACTTCACGGAGAAGCTGCTCGATTGCTTCGCTACCGGGACGATCCCGATCTACTGGGGATGCCCGAATCTCGCCCGATGGTTCAACATGGATGGCGTGATTCGGTTCGACTCAGCAGCAGATATCCCTCCCATCCTGGAAGGCTGCGAATACTCGCGGCATCTGAAGGCGGCAAGAGAGAACATGGAGCGGATGCGGGAGTTCGAGATAACCGATGACTGGGTCTATCAGCATGTGCTGAAGGAGCTTGACCTATGAGTTATGACGCCGGCTGGTGCGGGAAGTGGGTCAACAATTGGGGACGATGGTTCATTGACAGGGAGATGAAACACGGCGCTTCGCCAGTACCGTCTGGAGTAGCCGAGAAAACATCAGAGAAGCCACTTTTGTGGGTCGTGGAGAATGGACAGGCGAAGCCGTTAGCGCGCGATAGGAGAATGGGATTCAAGCCATGAGCCGCATCTGGGTCGCGGGCCATCAAGGCATGCTCGGCTCGGCGCTGGTGCGAGCCATCGAGAAGCGCGGCGGCAATGATCTAGTCCTGGCGACTCGCGAGGAACTGGATCTTTGCAACTGGCTCGAGACTTGGCAATGGCTCTCGGCGCACCCGGCCGATCTGATCATCCTCGCGGCCGGCAGGGTCGGCGGCATCAAGGCGAACATGGCAGCGCCGGGGGACTTCATCCGCGAGAATCTCCAAATCCAGATGAATGTCATCGAGGCGGCCCGCCTGACTGGAGTGCGCCGCCTGATCTTCCTGGGCTCCTCCTGTATGTACCCGCGCCAGGTGCGACAGCCAATGACGGAAGAGCAGCTCATGACTGGCTGGCTTGAGCCGACGAACGAGAGCTACGCGATGGCCAAACTCGCCGGAATGCAGATGTGCCGCGCCTACTCGCAGCAGTATGGAGTGCTCTATCAGACGATCATTCCCTGCAACCTTTACGGCCCCGGCGAGAACGCCGATCCGGAGACATGCCATGTTATCCCTGCCATGGCCGCTCAAATTCTGGAGGCCAAGAGAAACGGTTTGGAAGAGATCCGATTCATGGGAACTGGCGAAGCCCGCAGGGAGTTCCTCCATGTGGACGACCTCGGAAGTGGATTGTTATCTCTTCTGGATCGCTATGGAAGCAGCGAACCAATCAATCTTGGAAGCGGCGAAGAGTATTCCATCAACGGCCTCATCAATCTTCTGGCGGGCGTCATTGGCTGGCAAGGTCGAGCAATTGCCGCCGGCGGCGAGGATGGCATGCCGCGCAAGCTCCTCAACTCAAATAAGGCGCGGAAACTCGGCTGGGAGCCGAAGATCTCACTGAGGGAGGGGTTGCAGATGATCTATGGGGGAAAGAATGTCGAATGACCGGATCTTCATCCGCTGTCCGGTGTGCAAAGACGCGCATATTATTTTCAAGTATTACCCTTCCGGCAGTTTCACCTATTTCCATGAATGGCCGCATGGATTTGATTTCATGGCCGAGCATCTGCATGGCTGCGGCGAGCGATATGACGGCGATCTGAATGGCGATCCGTTCTTCGTCTTGGAGACTGAATCTCCGGAGTTGTTGGAGCACATCAATAAAGTGCAAAGACCGAAGGAGGCAGAATGGATCGCGGCCCATCCAGATATTGCTCGGGCCGATCATGAATAGCCCGCCGACTGTCGCGGTGCTGGTGCCGATCCACGACAAGCCACTGGAGGTGGGCGAGGCGGTTCGGACGGCGCTCAAGGGCATTCAGATCGAGCAGGTGATCATCGTTCTGGACAGGGCCGGAGACGATATCCGCAAACTCTGGCATCCCGATCTGAATCCGTTGTGCGAAATAGTGGAACTCCCCGGCCGTCCCGGCTGGCGCTCCCCCTGCATCGCCGCGAATGCCGGACTCGCCAAGGTCACGGCGGACATCACGATTTACAACCCGAGCGATGTCGTCCAGGCCGCCGGCAATCTCGAGTTAGTCCGCGGCCACTTCATCGAGCGGCCGAACTCCGTCCTCTTCGGCCGCGTCATCGAGAGCAATCCGGAGATGTGCAAGGGCGCCGGCCATGCCGGGCCCGTCCTGCAGGGTTCGGACAATACCAGGCCCATGACCTTCCTGGCCGCCTATCCGACCGAGGCCCTCAAGGCCATCGGAGGATGGGACGAAGCCTTCCAGCTCGGCGTCTGCTACGAGGATGACGATCTGGCGGCGCGGCTCTGGAAGCATGGTCTTGACTTCGTCTTCGATGACCGCTTCTCTGGCATTCACCAGTCCCACGAGCGCGCCTTCACCGGCAACAATGCCAGCCAAGGCTACTGGACGGATTACCGGGTCGGCCTGAACCGCACACTCATGGTCAACAAGCACGGCCGCCAGTCGGCCATCAACGTCGTCATGCAGGACAAGCCGAGCATCGTCCAGACGGCCGGGAGGGTGGAATGGAACCACGCCTGACGGCGGATCTGGGGCTCAAGAAGGGTGACCTGGTGTGGGACGTCGGCGGCTTCGAGGGTGCTTGGTCTAGCGATGTCTTCGAACGCTATGCCGTCCGTCCGGTCATCTTCGAGCCCATACCAGCCTTTGCGGCAAGAATCCTTGGCGCTGGCTTTAACGTCGAACGATTCGGCCTGAGCGATCGGGACCAGGACGTTGAAATCACTGTCGCCGGAGACCGCTCGAGCACCTTCGAGATGGGACACGTCGGGACTGGTAAGGTCAAGATCCGCCTCATGGACGCGCAGGCGGTCCTGGGAGACCAGATCGTCTCCGTGATGAAGCTGAACGTCGAGGGCGCCGAATATGCCATCCTAGACCGTTTAATCACGTCTGGGAAGCTATGCCAAATTGGCACGCTCGTCGTCCAGTTCCACACCTTCATCCCCGACTTCGGCGAGAAATACCTCGCCATCAAGCGCGGCCTCAACCTCACCCACTCCCTCACCTGGCGCGAGCCGTTCATCTGGGAGCGCTGGGACAGGCGCTAATTCTCTTCGCCATCGCACAACACCAGCGCCGTCAACTCGTCGAAATACCTGTCAATCTCGGCCAAAGACAAGGCCACCAGCAGCCTATTCCTCCATCCATCACGAA